TTCAGCTCCAGCTCCAGCTCCAGCTCCGGCTCCAGCTCTCCAGCTCCAGCTCCAGCTCCAGCTCCGGCTCCAGCTCTCCAGCTCTCCAGCTCTCCAGCTCTCCAATTGCGATTTGTTTGTGTGGTCCTATGTCCTACACTGCCAATAGTTCTAGCGTGGCAAATAGGACAAGCTAGCGGTATTTTTCAGGCATAAAAAAAGGCCTCCAGCTTTTACACTGGAGGCCTTTAGACTATCTGACTATTTTATGATGCCTATGACCTTAATAAGCTTGCCAGATTTTATTTGTCCTATGACTTTAATTTTCCTCATTGTTTACCTCACATTCATGCTCTCGATATGCCTTTTCTAATCGCATTCCAAACTCTAGCATCTCGACTACATAATCACGCCCATGATCTTTGGGTAATTCGTCTTTGACTAGCTGTACACAATGCCTGTACATACCTTGCCAATCTGGCGTTATATTCATTGATTTCATTGTTTCCTCCTATTGGAAACTTGTTTAGGAGGCGCCTAGATTGGCGCCTCCATGAATCACTTGTTTAGTGGAATTTGTAGCTTACATTTTTGACTGTTGGATTCCAGCAGGATCGGCAGTTAATTCCGCCATTTTCGCGACCGTCACATACGTTCCCTTGATTGTGCGCTGGACATTCAAAACCTATTGCTGTTTTGTGCCTGTGTACAGAACTAGTCGGCAGATCTTCAATATTTGGCGCCGAGCTATCAATCATATGTGCCGACAGTCTGACTGTTAGGTTTGTTGGGAATGGTCCTATTTTGTTTAGATATTGCATGACTACTCTATATTCCCTAGTAGGTATCCAGTGCGTGATTGTTGGTGTGTTTGTAGCTACTAAACTTATTTTGACTAAGTGGTTCAGGTCTTGAATGTCGCCTGCTGAATGCCATCTAAAACATCCATCAACACAATAGTGATTGATTAAGTGCGCCATTGCAGGCGCCCATTGTTCATTAGTTAGCGATGCTAGGCGCCTGTACTGTGCAGGCACTACCGTTGACTTGAAAACATCGAAGAAACCTTTGAATGCATAGCATCCAAAACATACGCTACCTTCCACAGATACAAGCTCGGCGCCGACTTTGCATTCATGAGGCGGCAAGTTATATGTGAATTCAGGCATTTTGCTGACTTGAGTTAATCCGCCTCCAGTGATCCTGTTAGCTTCCTTGATTGTGTACTTCCTGATCATTGTTATTCCTCCAATTGATTAATGCGGCGAAATTGCCGCACATATTCTATTGTGCGGATTTAAACCAATATGTCAATAGATATTCAATTAGATAATCGATAGCTGATCGATTAGCTGGAGTCTCGAAATTGTCGCGAGCCGAGCGCGAACCGCCCGCCACCCCCCGCTGTTATTTTTTAATACTGAACCTCCCGACCAAAAAAATCTCCAGTTTTCAGGGAACCTGGTTTCTGGGGTGTCCTGTATATTCCCTCTCTTAGGAGAGGGGAATATACGGTATCTCCCGAAACTGAAAGTGTGGTATTTTAGAAAGGAGTGTGGGGCATCACAATTTCTCCTTGTGTGGATACTTCTTCCCCACACTCTCACAAAAGGAGGGTGATCCGAATGCCAAAAGGTTATGGTTACGGTAAGAAGAAGCCGTTGAAGAAGCCAGTGAAGAAGCCCAAGAAAAAGTGACCTCCAGCACTGCCCAGAGGCAGGAGGCAGAGCGTCGTCTTGAGAAGGAGTTTGCCCGTAGGAACTTTGTTTCTCCTGATGGTGAGCAGCCTGATTTCCTTGATCATGTAAAGATCCTGGAGCGCAGCCAGTTACATTCCGGTGTTGCCGGTGGTGCTGTGCCTTTTGAGAAGTGGGAGTATCTGATTAAGTTGGCTGCTGCGTTGGTGGATAACCGTCTGGTGATGGTTTTAAAGGCAAGGCAGTTGGGGTTCTCATGGACTACTGCTGCGTATGCTGCATGGTTATTGACGTTCAGTGTTGGTACGAATGTACTGATGATATCGAAGGGGCAGACGGAGGCGTTCTCGTTGCTGGACAAGGTAAGGTTCATATTGAAGAACCTTCCTTCTGACTGGCAGGCGCCTTTATCTCCTGATTCCAGGAGTGAGATAGGGATTCCCAGCCGTGACAGCAAGGTGGTTGCCTTGCCGTCCACGGAGGATGCAGGTAGGTCGGAGACGGCGTCTGTGGTCATACAGGACGAGGCTGATTTCCATGAGTACCATGCTGCGAACTATGCTGCTGTAAAGCCCACGGTGGATGCTGGTGGGCAGATGGTTATGGGGAGTACTTCCAACAAGAGGAACATGAGTTCGCTTTTCAAGGAGTTGTACAGGGGTGCGCCGGACAATGGATGGAGTACGCTGTTTGTTCCCTGGGATGCCAGGCCGGGAAGGGACAAGAAGTGGTACGACTTTGTAAAGGAGGGGGTTCCTGCGATTGATTTGCAGGGGATGAGTCCTGACCAGTTCATGGAGCAGGAGTATCCCGGTGATGAGCAGGAGGCTCTGGCTCCTCCGAGGGCGCAGTCGATATTTGACCGTGAGATGATAGCCGGGATGATGGATGACTGTTGTGAGCCGATAAGATCTGTGGGTGCGGGGAAGGTATACCAGGAGCCGCGGGTATCGAGGCAGTATATTGCGGGTACGGATGTTGCGTCTGGAGTGGGGATGGACTATTCGGTAACGGTAGTGGTGGATGCATCCAGCGGGTATGTGGTGGCGGATCTTGTGTCGAACACGTTACAGCCGGAGGATTTCTCTGCTGCTTCAATGGAGTTGCTGGAGGTATTTCATGATCCGGACTGGGGAATAGAGAACAATTTCTCTGATACGGTGCTGACAGTTGCTAGGGATATGAATTATCCTAGGCTGTACCGCCGCAGGGTTGGCAGGGGAAGGCAGATGCGGAGGGAGTATGGATGGAAGACTGACCGTGCGAGTCGGCAGCTTTTATTCGAGGAATTGAGGGCTGAGTTCAACGCGGGTCACCTGACCATACCGAACAGGTACGGGTTGGACGAATTTTCGACGATTATAGCGGCGCCGGGGGAGAAACCGCAGGCTATGGGTGGTACTCATGACGATTATGTGATGGCCCTGGGTGTGGCCCTGATGGTGCGTTATGATCGTGGTATCAGTCTCAGCAGGGGCAAGGTTGTTTCGTTACCGATGCTGGCATAGGGGAATATTATGGCTGACATGAAGGAGCGTCCCGAGATAGACACAATTATCCGTTTTCGGAAGAAGATGGGTGAGTTATGGGCGAATGCCCATCTCGAATGGCGCGACAATGATGCTTATTACCAGAGAAAGTTCAAGGTATGGGCAAATAACTACCAGGGGCGTCCTGTTTTTTACGACTCGACCCCTACCCACCTCGTTGACCATGCGGTATCTACACTGATGAGCTTCTCTCCGAGAATACACAGGGAGCCTGTTGGAGATTCGGAGCAGCACAAGGTGGATGCCACGAATCTTGAGAATGGTTTGAAGGCTGTGATGGATGATTCCATCATGCAGGAGACGAGTGTTCCCTGGAAGATGATGGCCCAGTATCTCGTGGCACACGGATACGCGGTAATAGAAGGTCCGGTACTTACGGGTCTGGGGGAGAGACCGCATGAGCCGATAAGGGCGGACTTTGATGAGGAAGAAGAATATGACGCAGCAATGACGGGATACAGGGCGAACCGGAAGTCCTACAATCCCATCAGGATCCGTGTTCCCCATCCGTCTATGGTGCTGATGAACCCCAGGGAGAAGGTGCCGACCATAGCTTTAAAGACTTCCAAGATGATGGCACAGGATCTGCATGAGCAATCGGTCATCAAGAAAAAGCGCCAGAGGCGCAAGTATGCGGAGATCTTCAACCTTGACCAGCATGACCCGTGGGATGAGATTGAGTGCTGGGATTACTGGACTCCCCAGTGGCACGTCAAGCTGATTGCCGGTGGTGTTAACAACTATTCGGCTCCTTCAGCGCAGGGAGCTTCAATAATATGGGCGGAGAGGAACACATGGGGCTTTGTGCCGTTTGCACACAGCTTCGCAGGATGGGGAATGGAGATGTCGGACACGGGTGAGAATCCTGCCCATCTCGCACAGGGAATCCTGACACCGAACAAGGAGACGATCAGGAAGAGAACGCAGGAAGTTTCTGCTTTCCACCAGATCCTCCTTCGTTTTGCCTTCGCGCCAATGGGAACCTCAAGGGATCCCATGACGCTGGCACAGGCAATTTCCAACGAGGGAATACTGGAGGGCGATCCTATAGATTACTGGGTCATGCAGACTCCTGATATACCGCCGTGGGCATTGCAGCTCAGGAGCCAGACAGATTCAACACTGGAGCTGGGAACCTACTCCTCCGCACTTGCCGGTGTGAAGCAGCCCGGTGTGGGAACCGTGGGACAGCAGGCCATACTGAATACTGCCGGTATGAGGATATTTGGACCGCTTGAGGCGCAGCGAGAGCATCTTGCCTCCATAGTGGGGCAGAGGATCCTGCGTCTGGTTGACACGGTATCGGAGCTGTCAGGCGGTATCGGGGCGAATGGTAAGAGCCTGACGAAATCCCAGGTACACAATGTGTACGGGGTACAGGTTGAGTTCCCCCATTCGGATCCTGTTATGGAAATGCAGCGCCGCCAGATGGCACTATCCGAGTATCAGGCCGGGTTAATCGATCCACTGACATACTACGAACAGGCCGGTTACGAGGGCGGCACGGAGATACAGCAGAGGATGATTGAGCAGGCTATCAGGGATCTGCCGTCGGTAAGGCAGAGGATAGAGACACTGGTCGCGCAAAGGATGGGACTGGTGGACGAGGAGAACCAGGAAGCTGCCGGACAGGAGATATCTGCAAGGCAGGCGGCTATGGGGCCGCAGATACCGGGTATGAA